GCATTAACAGCAGATTCTTCATCACCTTGTGATTTAAGATTCCGAATATATGATTCCGTTGCGGCATCATTAGATTTCATTTTAGCTGTTAATCCATCAATACCAGCAATCTGTCTTTCAACAGCAGTCTTGGCACGGTCTTGTTGAGCAACCATAGAATTAAGTTTAAGTTCCATACGTGCGATTTCGTTTTCATAACGAGCCGCAGAACCAGCATTTTTTTCTGTGATTGTTCCTAGGTCGGACAGACCCTTCTTCTGATTTTCAATGGCAACACGCTGTCTTTCGATAGCTGTTGTTAATCCATCTTGACGCGCAATAGCCGCTTGCATATAATTACCTACAGATTTATAGGCAACTTCTTGCGCTTTCCATTCATTCGTAGCCCCGTTTACGGCTTGTTTAAGAGTTTTTAAACTATCGACAGCCCGTAATGTATCAATTGTGATACGGGTTTTCATCGTATTACTTACTAGAGCCATTTTACTATACCACCTTCTTTATGGATTGTCAACCCATAAAGAAATCTATTGGGTCAACATCTCGTTCTTTTTCTTCTTTAGCATTCAGAATTTCAAACATACGATAATAGTCAGCTTCTTCATATTGTTCCATAGTCCAGTGCCAATTCAGAATAATGTTTTTCTCGGCAAGTTTCATGTCCTCTAGCTGATTTTCCAAGTTGTAAACTCGTTCAGCGGGACTTACTCTTTTCCCACTTCTTCACCGTCTTCAACTGGTTCTGCAAAGATAGCTTCCACTTCTTCATCAGTATTACCCATTAAACGCATGAATACACGATTTACTAAGATTGTTGTTTCTGTTGTGTCCATATCTTCCAACCGACCAACTTGTTCTTTGTTTAATTTGAAAATATCTGTTAAGAAATCCACATTTGCCTTAATTGCTTCTAATGACATTTTCATAATTTCGATGCCTGTTTTACCTTCTGTATCTTCTGCTTGTGCCATTTTTAATTGCATTTCTGTAACTTTCATAATGTTACGGTTTGATGTCTTGATTTCAAAATCCTTTTTAATTCCTAATTCCTTTTGTAAGCTAATTTTAATTGTATCTGCCATGATATATTACCATCCTTTTATTTTTTGTTTTTTAAGTATAAATAACACCTGTTATAAACGTTGATATAACAGCATTCCTACTTCAATAAAAATTCAATTTTATTCTAAAATATGTAAAAAATAAGACGACCTAAGCCGTCTTAAATTATAACTAAGCCGCTGTAACAGTCACAGCACATTTACCTGTGATGGTTGGTACCATCTTAGAAGCAACTGTAATATCTGCTTTACCTTCGGCTACGGCTGTTACTTCACCAGTAGCGCTTACTGTGGCAATTGCTGTATCACTAGAAGTATAAGTTACATCTTTGACTGTAGCATCTTCTGGAGCAACTGTAGCTGTTAATGTTTTCTTAGCTCCAACTGCTAATGACATCGTAGCTTGACTAGGTGTCACACCCGTTACCAAGGTAGCTGGATTAGCTGTGAATGCTGGAACATCTACAGGTGTACTCTTATTACCATCAGCATCTTTGTAATACACTTGATATGCACCAGCAGTAATTGCTTTGTTATATTCTGCGCCAGTATCAATCGTTACTTTTTTAGCACCGACTGTACCAGCAGTTTCTTTTTTAGAAGCTGTTTCCACAACAACTAAAGTTTGTTTAGTTCTATCTTCTGCCATTCATTTCACCTCGTTATATTCAGTGGATTAATCCGCTGTAATATCTGCCTTCCCAACACTTGCGGATGTTTTAACGTTTGTTGGGGCGGTTATTTTGACGCTTCTGCAACGTAACCACCAAAGACTTCTGACATCATCGTCGTCTTATCGAAGCCTTCTTCTGCTTCACTCCAGAACTTGATTGGTTGACCGTTGAATGCTTTAGTTGTTAAAGCTGTGAATGTTAATGAGTCATCTTCACGAGTTTCGTTTTCAGTGTTTGTACCAATGTTTTGTGAAGCCATACCCATAATCCCATAACCGAAACCAAAGTATACTGATTGGTTAGTTTTTACAGAGTGTGATTGAACTAAGATAGCAACGTTTGGTTTCTTACCACTATATACGAAACCACCCTTACCATCAGGTTCATTACCTAAGAGCATGTTACGAATCTTGAAGTTCAAGTTGTTAATTGCTAATGCAATTGATGGTGATGCGGCACCGATAGCCATATCTTGCATTTGGTTATTACCCCAAACCTTGGTTGAAGTACCTTCCATACCTGTGATATTAGCTGTTTTTGTACCCATGTCTTTTGTATCAATTTCATAGATACCTGATTCTGATAAGCCTTTGTCTGCACCCTTGATAATTTGTTGATTTTCATCAACTAAAGCAACGGTGACTAGTTCTAAACCTTTAATAGCCATGTGTTTTGTCTCCTTCTTGGATATTTATTTTATAAATATTTTACTCGTTGAAAGTAAAACAATTTTACTGTTTGATATGTGTCGGGGTCAATAATATGGGGGTCTGTACGAACCGCTAACCACCCATATTTTTCTAAATCCTTCATTAGTTTAATTTCAAATTCTTCTGTATCATACTCAACATGCAAAGCATAAAATACTTGCATTTCTAATGTCTGTGTGATAGAGTTAAATGTGTCATTACTGTAGTCGCTATTTTCCATAATAGCTTCTGTAATCAGGATGTCATTAGTTTCTGTATTGTTCTGTTCTTCAATTGGCACCATAATAGTGTAAATTGAATCAACTTCTGGATATTTGAAACTTTCAATTAATGTTTTTAAATCGCGTGATGCGCTCATGCTTGTCGTCCCTCCATAATTCTGTTATACACAGCTTGTTGAGCTAATATAACTTTTGGAACAGCTTCTTGACGTGCTCTATCTACGAAATGGTCGGCTGGTAATTTTTTAGTACCATCATTGAGGAAACGAGCAATATAAGCTCTCTTATCTTCAAAACCGACATCATATGCTGGTGCTCCATCTTTAGCTTTTTGTAAATGAACAGTTTTTGCTAAATGAGGAATTGGTTTTCCATTGGAATCAAAATCTTTATGATGTTCATAATCATAATGTTCAGATTTGGTGTTATTGGTGAGGATTTCTTTATAAACCTCTGCACCAGCTTTTGTAATTTCTAATTGTTCAGCTTCGGTTAATTTAACTGCCTTTTCTACATCAGACATCCAACCGTTAAGCGTTTCTTCAAAGCTCTCGTCATGGAACCGTTTATCACTAAATGCGTCAGGCAATTAAATCACCTACTTTCTAGCTGTTCTATATCGTTTATCCCACTTCTCTAGGATGAGATTATCATAAGGAATATTGGTATTACTATCATCAGGCATTATACTTGTGATAGAATACACTATTTCACCAATCTTAACCTTCATAGTTTCTTGGATTTTTTCACGATGTTTAACAGTAATAATCTTAATATCTTGTTTGTTTGTACCCAATTCTGACATCTTGTCCTCAATAGACCGTTTTACAATTGCATAATGCAAAGTGATTTCTGGAACTAATGTTGGAACTGGAGCACCTGTGTTTGGATTGGTAATACTTTCAACACTATAGAAAATAGCCTTCTTATTAAAACTATAAGGTTTCTTTTCAGCTTGATTCTTACCATCGTAGTAGTATACCACTTGTTAATTCACCTACTTTCCTTCTGTAGATGAAAAACCAATACCTCTATCTCGAATGGTTTCTAAGACAGTATTCATACCTGAATAACTTTTCTTATTTAAGTTACCTTCACCAGCACGATTATAATACCAGTCAGTTGCTATCATCATGGTAGCATGTTTCATAATTGTCTTATCATCATCTGATAAAGTGTCTTCATCACGGTTGATAAATCTACGTACATATGCTTTGGCATTAACCAAAAGAACATTTTCAATATAGGGTTTTTCGTCATCTTCCGCGTTGAGGTTCTGCATTAATTCTTCAATTGTTAGTTCAAAAGGATTCTTTTCATCTTCCGCCATGAACTCACCCACCTCTCTTTTATGTATGGGGAGCGAACTCCCCGTTTTTTAACATACGATTATTATTTAGCCACCGTATTAAATCCAATCTAGTCGGCAGTAATATCCGCACTACCAACCTTAGCAGTAACTTTTACGTTAGTTGCATCTGCTGGATTAGTAGGCTCTACGCTTTTTTTGTTGCACCGATGATAAATGCGTCTGGGTTCTTAACTACACCATCCATGTAAGTGTCAAGAACAACTAAGTGACCACCTGCAAGAGCTTGTTGTGAATCAGCAGTAACATGAACTAAGTTCATACCCTTCTTAATCATAACAGCGTAACCTGCATTGAAGTTACCATAAACAACTTGTTCCTTGTTTGGTAAGTCATCCAATGAATCATCAACAAACACTTTAGCACCGAACAATGTGTATTCTGGGTCGCCAGCAACTAATGAACGGAAGATTAAGAATGTGCCATCACCGTCTTTTAACTTAGCCATTGTTTGGAATGCGGCATTTGATACAACCCAAACAGCACCGCTTGTGTAACCTTGGTGTAATTTAGAACGCATATCAATCAAGTTTTCAACAGTGATACCACTTGCATCAAGTTCAACTTTTTCGATTTCTGCATCGCCAATAACTGGTGAGAAGTTTTCTGCTGGATTTGGGTTAGTATCTTTAGCTGAACCAATTAAGATTGAGCTTGTGATACGGCGTGATACAGAGCGTGTTACCCGTTCTACAGCGTAATCTGTAATATTAACAGCAGAATCGTTAATCAATTGTTGTGTTAATTGGAATGCGGCGGCAACACGTTTTTGTGTTAAGCGAACCGTTTTCAATTGACCTTCAAGTTGTTTAGCATCAATACCTTCACCAACGAATGCCATATTGTCACTTGCTTTTGATTCACGAGCAATTGCCAATGTACCAGTAACTGATGGGATTTGTTCAACTAAACCAAGTAATGGAGCTTGTTGTTCCAATTTACGGATGATTTGGCTGTATACACCATCAGGAATTGTAATACCACCGTTACCAGCAGTATCTTGACCCTTTTCACCAGCGGTCATACCACCAGTAATATCACGCAATTCTTTTTCATTTTCCATGAATAATTCCGTGTTTTGTTTCCCTCGTAGGTATAATTCTACAGAGCGATTTTCTAATTGTGCTTGTTTTTCTTTGTTATCCAAGTCTTTCACCTCGTTGTTTTTTTCGCCATTTTCAAGTTTACCTTCAACAGCACGTTCTTCTTTAATACCCTCAATACTCTTGTTTGCTTCTTCGATTTCTGAACGATATTCAGCTAACGATGTTAATTCAACGTCAGTTAAATCACGAACTTCCATGCGAGCAGAACTAATGATTTCATCAGCTTTAGCCATCAAATCATTAATCTTTTCTTTACTTGCTTTTAGTTTATTCATTTCTTATACCTCACGTTTTTCAAATTCACCAAAGAAATCAACTAATTCACGTTTTTCTTCTTTGCCAAATTTTGGTTTTTTATCAGCATCTTTAGTATCAGCTTCTTTGGTTGATTTTTCATCTTCCTTTTCAGCATCTTTCTTGGCTGGTACGGCTGGTGTTTTTTCTTTATCATCAGCCTTCTTTTCGTCCTTTTTGACTTCTGTAGCGCGAATTTCTTCGTCATCGTCTTCATCATCAATAACATCTTCGCGTTTTTCTGTCTTAGAACCCAAACTTGAAATTAATGATTTAACCGTAGAGATTAATTCTTTAACATCTGATTCTAATGAACTCTTAGGAGCTTCGTTTGCACGAACTTCTTCATCATCATCAATAACGTCATCATCACGTTTTTCAGCTTTTTTGGTTGGTTCTACTGGAGCTTTAGGAGCATCTTGACGAGTTTCTTCATCCTTTTTAACGTCTTTTTTGTCGTCTTTAGGAGTTTCAACTACATCTTTCTTTTCTGGTTCTGCCATGTTATCTTCCCTCTTTTCAATTTCTTCTGGAATTTCAATGTTCATAACTTGTTCAATGCCACGCGTTTCAATTGTAGAACTGCGATAGGCTGGATTGCGAACCGCAGAAACTTCAAATAATCTGATTGATTTAATAATACGCAATGGCAACCCATCATCGCTTAATGTCCATGAGGAATCATCTACGACCATGCCAAATGACATGCCACAGATAATACCTGATTTAATTAAACTGTGTGTATCGCGTCCCCAAGATGTATCAGCGATGGTTGCACGCATGAATAACCCCTGTGAATCCTCTGTAAGGGATAAAGAGTTGTTTTCTGTCGTACTTAAAATTTTCATTTTATCATGTTGGTACAGGAAGTCTACACGGGGTGCTTGAATCAACGCGTCTGCAAAAACGTGCGGTAGAATTGTTTCACGGAATTGTTTTCCCGTATCTGGATTTGTAAGAATTTCAGAGACACTACCTGTTACATTTACATAACCTTGGACTTTGTAACCATCGTCCGAAGTAAACATATCAACAGGTAATGTCCGAATTTCTAATAATTCTTTATTTGTCATCTTCTACATCCTCACTTGGTTCTTTGTCATTGACCGTTGTTTCATGTGAAACATTACCCATTGAGCTACGAACACCCTCTTGGAGAATTTCACCTGTAACAGAATCAATTGTCATACCTGTATTGGGGTTAAGAATTACGTGAGTCTTAGGGTCGAAAAGGACTTGTCCAGTTGTGTATTGATAGAATTCTTGTTCATTAGGGTCTACTGGAATGCCTAAAGCACGTTTACCTTGGACATTACTCATTAAACCACCCTTAACCTTAGCATTAACTGAATCAGTTTGTTCTTTGGTTGTTGCTTTTAATAAAGCACTAGGGTCAAAACGGAATTCATAATCTTCTGCTTTTTCACTTTCTAGTAACAAACTCTTAGTTAAACTTGCTTCAATAGCAACCATAAGAGGTGATAAAGTATATTGTAAAAAGTATAGATTATTTTGTTCATTTGAGTTATACTTATTAGCAGAACTATTAATCATAGATTCTGGAATATTAAACGCTCTAGCAATATCAGAGATAACATCCTTCTTACCTTCTGTAAGTTGTAATTTATCTGGGTCGATAGATGCTTGTTTATATTTTAATCCTGATTCAAGAATAATTGTTTTACCAGCATTCTTAGCACCATTATATAATTCTTCCCATGCCCGTTTAAGACGCATAACTTGTTCATCATTCATCTTAGAATCAGCTTCAAGAACGGAAGTAGGCATTGCACCGTTTTCCATTAATTTTGTTTGATATTCGTTTTGTGAAGTTGCCAACTTTAATAGTTTGTAATTTTCATTAAGAATACCATCACCAGTAATACCATTATCGGTTGATTTAAGAACAGATAATAATTCCTCATCAGCCCATTCATGGGTGCCAGCTTTTGACATTAAAATAGTTTTAGCAAATCGCTTATAACCATTTTGTAAATAAATTTTAATCATTAAGTCCTTAGTATCTAATGGATATAATGCTCTAATCGTATTTGATGTCTTTGATTCTTTTTCAATTACTGTTTTGGATGTTCCGTATAATAGAATATCTTTTGTGATTTTTTTCTTAAAATCATAGCCAGTAATATTTTCGTTTGCTTCTTTGTTTAATAATTCAGAACGATAATCGTCTGTAACTTCCTCATAGTCACCCATCGAATTGCGCTTATACAATTTGATAGGGAGTTGAGCAATGGAACTGGTGATTAATTCTAAAGAAGATTGTACGGCTGGAATTTCTAGGATTTCATCTTCTGTGATATTTTTATCAGTACCCCAGAGAGCACCACCTAAAGTAGTTGCTTGTCCATTAAACGAGATTGACTCTGCCATTTGAATTGAATCATCTTGTTTCTTTCGTCTGAATGAATCAAATAGACCCACACACTCACGCCCCTTTCTTTTAAATTAAGATTGCCATTCTTCCCATATCTCTACCTTCATCAACAATTTCTGTTTCCCACAAGGCTAGTGAATCAACCATTGCGGCAACCATATCAATTTTACCACTTGACTTTTTCTTGTTAAGGTAGTAAGATAAATTATTGTCAAGAACAACTTTGGCGTTGAGGAAGTTAAGTTTCATTAACTTATTAGTTTCGTACTCAAATTCGCCATTTAATATTTTTTCTCTTAGTAATTTAGTTGCTGGATATAAACCAGCGGTATTTTGAACAATTTCAACGGCTTCATAACCAGCATCGGATAGTTTAGCGGCTGTCGAAACAGCATTCCATTTATCATATCCGATACCTTTAACGTGAACGCCATATGTTGATTCAAGTTCCATTACAAATTTTTCAACTGCGGCATAATCAATAATCTTATTACCAACAGGAAATGCCCAGCCTTTTTCAGACATTGAAGCATAATCAAGTTTTTCAACTTGTGATTTAGCTGTTTG